GCTTCAAAATTGCCTACGAGATCAGAATTTAATGTAGTCATTTTCTATCTCCCAATTAAGCTGATTCATCACAAAGGACAGAAACCACTTTAGCTTCTTCCATTCGTGTTGCACCAAATGTTGAACAATAAAAGACTTGAGTTGAGTAGGACTTATCTGCTCTCTCATCAATCTTCGCCATTACGTCTTTACCTACAGCTAGCTTTACGCCATCCTCAGCCCAGGCAAAGCAAGTTCTGATATTGGATGCTACAGCTAACCTGGTAGACATTATGAATTTAAAACCCATAAATGTATCTACTTCACCAGCAACAAGCGCTTTAACAGTATTGAAATCGCTTGATGTGATTTGTGTAGTACCAAGTAAAGCTTCTACTTGAGCTGGAGCTACGGCAATATATCTTGGAATAGACGGATCAACAGAACCCTCATCCAAAATTTTCTTTGCACTTATAAGCTTAGCTATTGTTAGATCGGCTGATCCATGAGCAATAATATTACCAGACAACATAGATGTATCTGAGCTTCCGCTGGATCCAGTTTTGGCTGTACCAGTTGCAGCAGTAATAATTGCATCATCCATAGCTCTACCCATAGCTGAAGCAGCTGCTTGAGCATAAGTAGATGTAGGATCAATCAACATTCTTATTTTGTCGGCATCGTCAATTAGATCGGCCCACTCATAAGAATCCATTGTTACCATTCTTCTTGAATGGGGTGTGTCAAGGATCTGAGTATCTTGATGCCTTGATGTTCTTTTGACCGCAGCGGTTGCACCTACCTGGTCAAAAAAGGCTTTCTCACCAGTTACAGATTCTTCAGATACAGAACCACGGAGCAAAGAACCTCTTTGCTGCGATAATAACTGTACGTTGGAACTGAACTGATTGACGAAAGCAGTAGTGATTTGTGAACTCATTACTGTTCTCCTTAGTTCATAATTAAAATTAAAACGCTACCTGGGGATCCAGACGTAAGGTTATTTGGTTTTGCGAGGGCCTTTGCTTATCTCGACTATCTTAGTTGGCTTATCTTTTGGAGGACCATTAGGCTTATCTCCCTCATTACACCAAGCTAAATACTTATTAGCTCTTTCCATTGGATCATCTATTATTCTTCCAGATCCAGTTTCCAGCACCATTCTTAAAACTTCTAATCTAAATTCTTTCTCAAGCACTTAACATCTCCCTATATTTCATAACTTCATCTACATAAAATGTATGCTGAGGATGTTTTGCATCCCAGTAAGGTGTATCTTGTGCAGTCATTTCAGTAATTTTACTGTTTATTTCTTGTGGTCCAATAGCATTGCTGGTCTTAACACCCTCTAAACTATCCTCACCAACCTTGTTAGTTATAAACTCACCAACATTTACAATCATTCTAATAACATCTGGATGATCGCCAAGCCGCCTACCATCAGCAAGCTGTATTTCTGCAATCTCATTGTTACCAAATTGAGTTAAAACACCATTGCCGACTTTCATTCTATCTTCAAAAGCTGGTCCATATTCCCTTTGCAGCTCTTGCGATGCTTTTTGTACCTCAGCTTGTACGTTTATTTGCTCAGTATTTAGCTGATTATTGGTTTGTTCATTAAATTTATTTAATATTAATGTTGCCTGGCGTGGTGATAATCCAGCTTCGTGAGCTGTATTTTGAAACCAGGTTAACATTTCTTCATTTTTCACCTGGTCATCTGGTATTGTTGCAGCCAGGTTATAATCTTTTGCATCCATTGGCCTACCAAGTTTTCCATATACAGCGTTCCAATCATCATCGGTAGCGTGTTTACCTGGTATAGCTAGTTTATCTGCACCAATCATAGATTGTGCATGAACAAAACCTTTAATTAATCCTGGAACATCCTGGATTGTTTCTAAAGATTTATGATCTTTTATTTCTTCTGGGATTTCTGAGCGCCAATCAAATGCGGCTGGCTGCGCAGACGGAGCTTGTCCAGCATCTTCAACGGCTGGAGCTTCCGCTACCTGGGCTTCTTCACTCATGTTTCTACTATGTCCTCTCTTTTTTGTTGTTCAGCCAGCATTGCTTTTATAAATAAGACTACAGTTCGCTGGCCCTCTCTGTAGGCTGTTTCGGTTGAATCTGGTGAGAATGTAGATCCATTAATATGATACCTGGCTTCTAAATCTTTTAAGATTGTTTCGCCGTCTTTACTGTTAAATAAAACTTTATAAGCAGCTCTTAGCTCATCAATGCTCATTGTGTTGCCTTGAGTAATGGCGCTGCTGCACCAGCTGATTCAGCGACTTGCTGCGCCTGGTCTAATTGTGCTTGTTGTGCTTGTTGCGCCTGGCGTTGTTCTCGGATCTCGCTTACATCTGCATCACCTCGAACTGCTTTTGCTGGAACTGATAAAGCATTTATTAAATGTTTAACCAGGTTATCTGCATCAATATAATCAATTACGCCAGGATCTACCTGGGCCAACGGCTGCATTAATTCAATAAACTGTAACGAGCTTTGTACATCGCCAGCTCTTTGCGCTTTTGCTAGCGGTGATACATACTCAATATCAAAGTCTTGGCCCTGGATAATATCTGGCGCAACCTTAAATAAATTTTTCCTGGCTAAAATATTATAACTCCTGGTTATTAATGGTTGTAATAACTCAGCTTGCAATCTTCCTAATACTGGCCCTAACAATCTCATCTTTTCTTCAGTACGCTGCACAACCTCGGTTGCTGTCATCTGCGGTCCTTGGCCCAGGATTAACTGGTCAACATAAAAAGCTGATTGAATTGCTTTTCTGCGCTGTTCTTCCATGTTTAAACCAATAGGATTATTTGCACCTATGTTTAGCGGCTCTAATCTATCCCTTGTACCAGACCTATAAAAATTAAGGCCGCCAGGTACAGTTCTTATGGGGAGTATAAAACCATCATCTGGAACAAGAAGTGGAGGATCAACTTGTTTTTGGGCGGCCCTAATCGTTACTTCTGACATTTTATTAAGCATCTTAATATCTGCCAGAGCGGTCATAGCTGGTGATCGGCCATAACCTATTTCAAAACTTGCTTTTAGAAATCTAGGAACACAATAACAAAACTCGTCAAAACCACTTTCTGATAAAATTGTCTTATCTTCTGGATCTAAATAAACTGAAGCTACTGGTTTATTACCAGAATCAACTCTAGTTATATCTCTTTCATCCCTGGTATAGACGGCGTGTAGCAACGTCATCATTTCATATGGTTTTTCTTCTGACATCTTCAGCATTTTTGCTGATAATTTATCTGCACCAAACCGCTGGATAACAGCTCGCAACGGCATTTTAAATTTTCTATAGACTGTATCTACACGGCCTTTATCATTTTCTGTTACATAACATTCAGAAATATGCCTGGTTGAAAATCCTAACTGAAACTCATCATCATCTTCAACGAACATAACGCCAGTACCAAAAGTAATTAGATCATGGTAAAGTTCGTGTATTTGTTCATTAAAGTTTGACCTGGCAAAAGCAGCATACATAACACGCTCAACATCACCAAGCCATTCTCTAGCTTCGTCATTCATATTTAGATCATCATTGCGATACTGTAATGAAAACCATTTAGTAGACATATTGGTTAACATTCCATGCAAACTAGCTGCAAGTAATTCAGCAGCCAGGCCAGCTGTACCATCCATAATAAGTTCTGATCTCTTATCACCTGGAGAACGAACTTTGTTTATATCAGCTTTTCTTGGCACAACGTAATCGGCTACTTCTTGCCAGTGAGTTTCCCAGGTTGCCCTTTGGTTTTCTAAAGATGCAAACCTTTTGACAAGTTCATCCGCTAGTTTTTTACTCATACTAACTTCCTAATAATGTTTTTCTTTGTACTGGCGCAGATCCCAGGATGCCTTGCGGCGATGTCTTTATCCCTCGCCCTCTACCTCTACTACTCATGGCATAAAGTTTTGGTGCAAGTGATGCACCTCTTACCGCTGCACTCGGCGTTATTCTTCTGGCTGTTGTATTCGATACACCTTTAACAGCTGCACCTGGCCTACCAGCTAAAGTTCTTTTTTTAACTGGCTGGTTATTATCATCACTACCAGTAGGAGGATTAGGATCACCCTCTGGCGCACCAGTATAAACTGTACCACCAAACAATCCAGATCCTAGAGTACCAACAACATTACCGCTGGATCCATAAACTGGACTAGCGCCTTGCTGCAAGCTTGCTTGTGTTTGTTGTGCGCTTATCGAACTAATTAATGATAAAGTTCCAATACCAGGAACTAAGGCATCAGTTAGATTACTACCAGTTATGCTATCACTTTGTTGATTTGATAAAGCTGTACTGCCAGCAAAATCACCAAATCCCATAGACAAACCAGATTCAGACATTTGCGCCTGGCTTTGTGCATCTGTCATTCCAGCCATCATGTTTTCTTCTTCTGCCTGGTCAATCGTATCTTGACCGCCAGGATCGCTTGTTTCTGCGCCCATCAGTTTTTACCTAACAATGATTTATATTCTATTGGTGCTTCAGTTAACAAACCTTGCGATCCAGTTAAAATGGTGGATTGTCTGCTAACTCTATTAGCTCGCTTTCTTTTATCTTGTACTTCATCAACGGATGTAACCACACTATCTGGCACAACATCCATAGGCGGTGCTGGCGGTGGCGGCTCTACTGGCGGCGGCGCTGGCACTTTTGGATTTAAAAATCCCATTATATTGCTACTCCCAATGGATTATAATTACTATCTGCTATAGCTTGCGGCGGTCTATCAAAACCTCGGTTTTCTTTTACACCTACCGCAAAGTATCTCCAGGCATCAGCTGCATGGCTGGCCCAATCATGTACTGGACTATTCCTAAAAGTTCTTAACCTATCATTATAAGCACGATGATACTGGCGCAAAGCTTCCAGACCAGCCTTGCAATTTACTTGGTCAAACCAACAACGGCTGAGAATAAGTTGCGCAGCGTGTATGCCATCTTCAACTGGCAGCTTCGGAACAACCCTAAAATTAATCCCCAAATCGTATGCGATCTCTCGGCGGCTTTTACCAGAGCCAAGCTCTCTAACTTCAATATCATGCGGCGCATTCTGACTTCCATAATGATAGCCTTTATTCGTAAGTATCTTCGCATAGTGCGGTAATCCCTCATTACGAGCTTCGTAAAAATCTATAACATGAATGGCCCTACCAACATTTTGAGTAAACCAAATAGCTGTACTATCACCTATACCAAGATCCCACCAGGTATCTACTTTGTGCGCCTGGTCATAGGGAACATTCCCTATGCGCCCACTTTCCTGGGCGGCTTGTAGCTCTTTTCCAAAAATAGCTCCTGGCACATTAGCAACCCAAGAACATTCAAATTCTTGCTCATACTGGTCCTCGGTCATCATCTGCTTGGCCGCAACCAATTCTTCTTTATCAACTATCTCAGTTTCACTAGCCTTGTAAACCTGGGTAAACCAATCATCACTATTCTGCGCAGCTTCATATAAATCAAAAAAAGCATTATGACCTCTAGGCGTTCCAATAAAAAAGGCCCAGCCTTTACGATCAGACAAAGCTGGTCTTAAAACTTCTGGAAATAAACTTTCTGGCATATCAGCCATTTCATCCAAAACGGCTCCATCTAAGTAGATTCCACGGAGCGAATCATAATTTTCAGCACCTAGCAGCTGAATCCTAGATCCATTCGGTAAATCACACCTCAGCTCAGTTTCGTGAAACCTAACCATAGGAACCTTACCAGCAAACTGTTTTAGATAATCCCATGCCACAGCTTTTGCCTGGCGGTATGTAGGCGCTATATAAGCGTACCTGGGATTCGTTTGTGAATTTAGTATTGCTGCCCTCAGTAAATGGTTTATGGCCATCACAGTCTTGCCAAATCGCCTATGACACACCACAACTCCCCAGCGATTCTTTACCAGGGCATTATGCAGTTTTGCCTGGAGCGGTCTAGGTGAATACGGAATCTCGATGTTCATGGCTTAGACACTCTTTCATAGGGATATTATAGATATAGCAAGCGGCGGCTTGTTCTGGGGGTACTAGGGGTCCAAAAATTGCAAAAATGCAGCCATATCGGTTAGATACCGCTAACTATTTGTAGGCCACACAACGATTACAAAAGATCCAGAAACAAAATGTCCAGGAAATCTGCCAAATAATTTCTCGTGTGCGAGAATACTGCCAAACAATACCTACAGAAATACGCAGTTCCTAGTTAATCTCCAGATTACCATTCGCCCAGGACAAAGTAACCTGGCCATTATTCTCAGCTGCTTTATCTTCTGCCTTATCCCTAACTCCCAAAGGTTGCATCTGTCTAATATGCTTATCCATATGATCTGCTTGTAATCTTCTTCTTTGTACTTCTGCCATTGCCAGCTTAGGATCGTCTGGTAAAGCCATGTTAACCAGATCAAGTATCTGATCTCGCATTACCTCACATTGCAACGCTCTAGCCTTACGATACATCGAATGAGCATCATCATTCTCTTGTACCCATCTTAGTACAGTTCGCCAGCTTGGTAAGCTCTTAGTATTGTTGCATATCCTGGTTAAGCTTTCGCCCTCAGCAATACGCTCACAGATCTTTTCCATCTGTGGTTTTGTAACTCTTATTTTAATAACTTTAGCCATTTTTCCAGCTCAAATAAAAAGCCTGGCAAAGAAGTAAAATCTGCCAGGCTAGTTTTTTTTCAACTTTTAATTTTGGTTTTTGCAGTTCCCATAAATTTCGCAAATTACTGCAAACCACCGAAAGGAGGTAAACCATGAAAACATAACTTAGCGTTATCTTCTCTAAGCTTACCAAAAACACTAATATTTTTGATTCATTTAGTCAAGCAACTTGATATTAAAAAAATAATTTAAATTTATTTTGTCATACCCCTTGACTTCTAACGTCAATAGGCCCATATTAGTCATGGAGGTAAA